GGAAAACCTTAAAGATGTGGATTATACATATGTAATGAATCCACTTATACATGGTGATGATACAGCAATTGATTTCATCGACCATGCAAGAAGAAAGTATATAAACGAAAATGGTGATTTACCAAAAGGTGCAATGGCATTTGGTAATGGTGGTGATAGAACAGAAACAACTACACCAGAAAATGATGTTTGTAATAGTTATGGAATAGATTCGGTATGGGGATTGGGAGATAAAGTACAATCTTCATCATGGTTATTAGAAAAATATTTAAACATTGCAGAATGAAATTAACACAAGAAATTATAAACTTAATAAAACAGTTTCCTAATGACCAACAATTAGGAGAAGAATTAAGAAAAATATATTGGACACAATTTAGAAAAAAAGATAAATCACAATTAAATTTATTTAAATGAGTAAAATAGTACAGAATATTTCAGAACTAAAAAAACCACTTACATCTCTTCCAAAGAATAAAGATGAACAAGATGTAATTGCTGCAGCGTTGTTCACTGCACTTAAAAGAGAAAAAGGATATGGGTTATCTGCTAATCAAATTGGTATTGATAAAAGAGTATGTGTTATAAATACACAAGACCCTTTAGTACTTGTAAATCCTCGTATAACTAATAGGAGTGAGGAAGCAGTTGTTTATATTGAATCATGTTTATCATTACCTAAGAGTATGAGAAAACCAGTTAAAACGGTTCGTAGTACTTCTATAACAGTTGAAACTGATAACTTGGGAACTATTGAGTTCGGACCAAGTGAACCAGATAAGATTGGTACAGAAGGACATAACTACTTTGGTGATGAAGGATTATTAGAGTGTGTTGTTGCTCAACATGAGATTGACCACTTAGATGGAATCCTAATTACAGATAGTGTTAGAAGGTATACACAAACAATTAAAACAAGTAAAAAGTACGGTAGAAACGAAAGAGTGATGGTAAAATTATCTGATGGTTCTACTGAGTTTATGAAGTATAAAAAGGCAGAACCCCTATTATCACAAGGTGCCGAAATACTATAAATATTTCGTAAACATTCGAAAATTTATATTTAGCTATAATGATTAGAGATTTTAAATCAGATTTATTGGAAACAAATTTGTTTAGTCAAACAATAGTAGAACTATTGGTTGAGAAAGAAATCCTTACCAAAGAAGAGGTAGAGGAAAGGTTGATAGAAAATCAAAAACTATTCATGAAACTCGCTAATGAATTCGCAAAACTCATCATTCAAGCAGAAGAAATCAAAAGAAAGGTAAAACCGAGTGATGAAGAATTATTGGACATGTACTTCGGTCCAGTAGGAGATGCGTAAATAATCAAAATTTTATTTGGATATTTAAAATATTTTTCGTATATTAGTTATGTTTAATCAAAAGGGAGACCGTATGAGAAAAACAAAAATTATAATATTAACAATTGTTGTGTCATTACTATCGTTTGGAATGATAGATTCAGCAACAACACAAACAGAACCAGCTACCCTATGGGAAGATTTGGTAAAAGAAGAGGAACTCAGAAAGGAAACTGAGAAACTCAGAATCAAACAATATCACGAGGATGAACTTAACAGATTCTTAACTGATATTGGATTTAGAGAAAGTGGCAATAGATATGATATTACAAACACTTTCGGATATATGGGTAAATACCAATTTGGTAAATCAACCCTAAGAGGTTTAGGATTCAAAGTAAGTAAACAAGAATTCCTAAATAACCCACAACTACAAGAAGAAGCAATGATGGCTTTACTACTACACAACAAAGAAAAATTACAAAAGTATATTGATGTATTCGATGGTGAAACAATCAATGGTATGTATATTTCTGAAAGTGGTATATTGGCTGCTGCACATCTTGGAGGACAGGGTTCGGTAAAAAGGTATTTTAAGAATGGTAAAGTATTCTCAGATGCCAATGGTACAAAAATCACATCGTATATGAAACAATTTAGTGGATACGATATTAAATTAAATTAGAATGGTTATAGAAATTATTTTAGGAGTATCTGTACTCCTAAATTTACTATTCCTATATGGAGTAAGAAATTTGAACAAACAGAATGAACAGTATCAAGATTACATTCAAAATGAATTAATGTCATTAGATGATGTAAGAGAAAAGGTTACGAGTGCATATGATAGAATGCGAGATTTAGACATTAGAGGTTCTTTTGAATCTGATGATGAAGTAGGTGCATCGTTTAAAGATATCCTATCAGTAGTTGAACAATTAAATCAAGATATATAATGCCAAGACCAAGAAAGAAAAAATCAAAAATGTACTTCGGTACACCTGCACAAGAAGCAATTATCGAATACAATAAATGTAAAGACCCATCAGAGAGGTCTAAAATCTATAAAGAAAGAATAAAGTATCCTTTTGAAAAATTAGCAGAGAATGTAATTAATACATTTAAGTTTACTTACTTTGATGTGCCAAAGAAAGATATTCAAACAGAAGTAGTTTCTACAATGGTAGAAAAAATGCATATGTTTAAAGAAGGTAAAGGTAGAGCGTTTTCTTATTTTACTATTATTGCAAAGAATCATTTAATTCTAAAAAATAATGGTAACTATAAAAGATGGAAACAAAATTCGTTACTATCTGAAATGCCACCAACTTGGAATCCGGAGAATGATTTTTATCATGAACAAGAAAACAATGAGATGAAACAATTTAAAAATCTTATGTTAGAATATTGGGATAAAAATTTAACAGTTGTGTTTACCAAAAAAAGAGATATACAAATAGCAGATGCAGTATTAGAATTATTTAGAAGAAGTGAACATATAGAAAATTTCAATAAGAAACATTTATATCTTTTGATTAGAGAAATGACAGATGTTAAAACACATTATATTACTAAAGTTGTAAACGTAATGAAAACACATCAAAAGAAAATATTAAATGAATACTTAGAACATGGAGAATTCACCACAGATGACGAAACTTTCTGGCAAGGATAAGTACATTGTTGGAATCTCCTATGGATACCACGATAGTGCTGTTTGTTTAGTGTATAATGGTAAAGTTTTAAACGCAGTAGAAGAAGAACGATTTACTGGTATAAAACATGATAACTCATTTCCTATAAACTCTATCGAATGGATATTGGGAGAAAACAATTTAAAACCATCTGATATTTCATATGTTTGTTATTATGAAAATCCTTTCTTAAAAAATGAAAGAATTAAATCTATAGCAAAGAAAACATTTTGGAAGAATCCAATTGATAATTTTAAATTGTTATTTAGAAAAAGAGAAAAGGTAGAAGATGATTTTAGAGATGTATTTCACAAAGAAGTAACAACTATATTTTGTACACATCACGAGGCACATCAAGCATACTCCTACTACACATCAAAATTTTCAGATAGTGCAGTATTAACAGTAGATGGTGTTGGCGAGTTTGAAACAACTACATTATCATATTGGAGAAATAATATTGGTAAACAATTATCATCAGTTCAGTTTCCACATTCATTAGGAATGTTATATTCTACGATAACAGCTTTTCTTGGATTCAAACCCAATGAAGGTGAGTATAAGGTAATGGGGTTAGCACCATATGGTACACATTTATTTCATCACAAAAAATTTGATAAGTTAATTAGAGAAACTGAAAATGGATTTGAACTAAACGAAAAGTATTTTTCCTACCAACATACAGATAAGGTAATGTTTAATACTAAATTATCAGAACTTTTAGGAATACCAAATAGATTACCAGATGAACCTATAAATGATATTCATATGAATATTGCTGCTGCGTTACAATATACTTATGAAAAACATTTTTTCTCATTACTTAATAAATTACACAACGAAACCAAATCAGATAATTTATGTCTTGGTGGTGGTTGTGCATACAACGGTACTGCAAATGGTAAGATAACTGATAATACTCCATTTAAACATATATGGATTCCACCCGCACCATCTGATGCAGGTTCTGCAATCGGTTCTGCTCTTTTATTTTATTATACAAACACAAAAGGAGATAGAATCAAAAACGAAACACCATTCCTTGGCCCTTCACAAGATAATCAAGATTTCACATACGTTCTTAGACAAAATGAAGATAGAGTTTATAGTGAGTTGATTGTTGATAATAAATTATTACCTAAAGTTGCAAAACTAATATCTGAAGGAAATATTGTTGGATGGGTTCAAGGTAAGTTAGAGTTTGGTGCAAGAGCATTGGGTAATCGTTCTATCTTAGCAGACCCAAGAGACCCTCAAATGAAACGAAGAGTAAATATGGTTGTTAAGAAAAGAGAAGGATTTAGACCATTTGCTCCTATGGTAACATTTGAAGATAGAGTTAGATTCTTTACACCTTCGATTGAAGTACCATATATGAATCAGATAATAAAAGTAAAAGATAATCACAAAGAGAATCTTCCAGCTATTACACATATAGATGGTTCAGCAAGAGTACAAACATTACGAAAAGATAGTAATTTAAGAATGTATAGATTGTTAGAAGAATTTGGTAAGATTACAAACTATCCAATACTCCTAAACACATCATTCAATCTTAAAGACCAAACGATGGTTAGAGATGCACAAGAGGCCATAGATACGTTTATGAATTGTGATATGGATTATCTAATTTTAGGAAACTATTTAGTTAGAAAGAAAATCATTTAGTTTACAATTTCTTAACGTTTTGGTAACATTGGTATATTTATAATAAAGGAGGACTTATTATGAAATACTTAATGACATCCATCCTCCTACTCTTTTTCATTCCGCTCTTTGGACAACAATCCAAAGTTATAGAGAAGGTGGATGATAATCTTTACGAATACCGAGCTTACAACGAAGATGGTTCGGTTCATCAAAAAGGAATGTACATTGAATCTGAAGATGGAAAACTATTAGTCCATTCTTATTGGAGAGACGATGTAGGAACTAAAGCTTTATATAATAGAGGTAAGTTAGTTTGGATTAAACCAAAAAATCAACCTCGTTATACTTATGAACAGATAGAGTACGAACAAATGAAAGCTGAAATCAAACGATTGAAGGAAATTGTGGCTCTAAATGACTAATCGTAATTTAAAAAGATTAGTAGAATTACCCAACCCCGTAAGGTTGGGTTTTTTTATTTAGCTCTAAATAAACTCGTATATTGGGTGTTTATATATTTATGTTCTTTAAAACATCATATATACTATAGTTATTACTTGGACAGTCCGATGTTTTGTAACATGAGAAAGTTATTTTTCTAAATTAAAACAAAGGAGACAATATGGAATTTTTGAAGAAAATCGGCTCTTGGGCTGATGAACTAACAAAAATTGGTATTAGTATAATCGCCTTAGGAGTTGTACTTGAAGTATTATTCAAAGGTGCAAACATCCCATTCTGGCCAGAGGTATCAGTAGTTGATAACGTAATGGGCATTTTAGGAAGTTTGAGTGCTGAAGGTCTATTAGGACTTGTTGGTGCATTTGTACTTTACCATATAATTAAGAAGTAAGAATACTTATTAATTCCATAACGCGTTAAAGATTAAACCTCACCGTAAAAAGTGAGGTTTTTTCATTTATGATATTTATATGTAAGATAATGTATAAAAATTATGAGTACCCATTTTGAATTATTTCCAGGCAAAAATCTGAGTGGATTGTTTAAGGATATCTACGATAACCAACAAAACAAGAAACAAAGAATATCAGAACTAATTGCTGAAATGAAAAAGGTAATTAGACATTCTGGTGATATGGCAGTGATTGGGCCAATTATAAAAGATTTAGTTGATACTTCAGTAAGAAACGATGAATCACTAATCAAAATGGCTGCAATTGCACAAAGAATGATTGCCTCGAAAGATAAAGTAGAAGGTGATACTGGTTTCTTAACTGATAAAGAAAAAGAACAACTACTATCACAACTTGAAGATACTATCGCAGAAGTTTCAGATGAACACGATACAAAGGTTGATGAACTAACTAACGAAGTTGAAGAACTAAAACAAAAGGTAAATTCTGATGTTTAGATTTGGTGATAACAATTTACAATCAAGTAAACAAACATCTACTGCAGCAAAACGTAGTGAGATAGGGTATGTTATTGAGGTAATCTTAGATGATACAAACGATTCATTACCAATATTCAAAACAGTTGGAGAAAATGCATCAGATGTACACACTGGTAAGGTCGGTGGTGTAAAAGTTAGATTACTATCATCACAAGAAGCGAATGATGATTCACTACCAATCATATATCCATTAGATGATACGATAAGAACTCTACCACTACTTGGTGAAGAAGTTCAAATACATTCTATTGGTGGTAAAAAATATTACACAAGATTATTAACTGAAGGATTTCCAAATGTACAGAATAGTGGTATAGGTGAATATCAAGATTCATTTGGTGAAGGAGATACTGCAAAAGGTAGTAGTACAGATTATTCATCAAATCAAGCAACAGGCATATCTCAACCACAAGGTGGACCAAGTAGTAACAAAGGTGATTATGGTGATTATTTCAAGGCAGATGAAAAAATTCATAAACTTAAACTATATGAGGGTGATACTATATTAGAATCACGATTTGGCCAATCAATTAGATTTAGTGGATATAATAACGATGATAATACTTTCTCACCAACAATAATCATAAGAAATAGAGAATCAGACCCATCAAGAGAAGCACAAGGTGAATTCCAATCACAAAAAATTGGAGGATTAACTGAAGAAGATATCAATCGAGATGGTTCTACTATAGCAATGGGTTCGAGAGATAAGCAGTTTGATTTTGTACCAGGTGTAGTTGATGATAAAGGTAATTCTGATTTTGAGACAAAACCAGATACGTTTAAAGATTATCCAACAAAGTTAGATGGAGACCAAGTTTTAATTAGTAGTGGTAGGTTAATATTTTCATCTAAGAGTTCTGAGATGATTTTTTATTCAAGAGGAAACTATGGATTTATATCTGATGGTTATATGTCTATCGATAACAAAGGTGGTATTGATATTACAACGGGTGATAATATAAACATTACAACTACTGATAACGATTTTAGTATTCTTGCAGGACAGGGTAGAATTAATTTAGGAGATGATTCAGAAGAACAACTTGTACGAGGAAACGCATTAGTAGATTTATTAAGTGAACTACTTACAGAATTAGCAAGTGAAACTCATCCAACACCCGCAGGCCCATCTGGTCCACCTGTAAACGCACCAAAATATAATGCAATAAAAAATAAATTAAGAGATATATTATCTCCAAACAATTATACAAATTAATGTCACTAAGTGTATTTAAGGCAAACGTACTTCGATTCATGCAATCGGAACCAGATACCTCAGATGAATTTGCAGAACATTTGACACGAGAATATGATGCTGCTGTAAAACGAGGATATGATACACTTAACTTAGTACCATTACAAACTGGTAATACCCAAGTGATGGAAACCTTATTAAAGGCATTGTTTAAAATAAACATGACAGTACAGAGTGGTGTATTAACTTTGGCAGATTACGGCCCTGCATTTCAAGCATATTGGACTGGTGCACAAGGTGGATTATTTCCACTACCAGCAATTCCTGCCCCAGGTAGTTTTCAGAACATAGCAACAAACACACACTTGATTGTAAATCCTGGTGTATGGAGTGCAACACTTCCGTTAGCAGCTACAAATTCACCAACTCAATTTGTTGATGCACTTGAGTTGGGTATCATAACACATTTACCAACAGTACAAGGATTAATTGTAACAACATCACTATATCCTACGGCTCCAGCACCAACTCCTGCACCAGGCATAATTAGTTGGGTAGGATATTCCATACCAGGTTAATCCTCAAAAATAAAAGAATCAATATTTATATAAAGTAAACGAGAACAATTATGAATTCAAAGCAAATAGTAAAATTAGTAAAGGCATTGGTAGAAGTTGAAGTTTCGAAAAAACACGAGCACTTTCTGACTAAAACCTTTCCTAAAATTTTAGAAGAAGAAGTAAATAAGAGATTATCTAATTCTTCAACTACGCCGAAAACAATACAAGAAGAAGTAGACCCCTTCTCTCTTGCAAATGCGGTGTTAGATGATGATAGACAAAGCACTGAAAATAAAACTTATTCTACAAATCCAGCACTAAACGAAGCAATTGCTACTGCAAAAGGATTTGACCATATGGATAAAACAGTATCGTTTGGAACAAAAGACGTTGCGATGGGAGGAGGTGTACCACCGAACCTGCAACATTCAATGGCAGCAAAAATGGGATATGGTAATATAGGAGGTACATCACAGAAACAAGGATTGGGAGTACAGACAGGTTTACCAGGTTTAGATAGAGTATTAAATAGAGATAACAGTGCTTTAGTAAAAGCATTTAATAAAAAGAAAGGCCCATGGAGGCCAGGAATGGAATAATAAATGGCTTACGAATTATCCAAAAAAGTAGTAATTGATACCCAAGAGTTTAACGACTATGCGGTAGGATTATCTATTCCATTAAAAAATGGTAATGGTGGATTTTTCGAACAGAATTATACAACGTTTGACCAAGCAAGAAGTAACCTAAAAAATTTGTTACTAACAAAAAAGGGTGAAAGAATTGCTCAACCAAACTTTGGAAGTGGGTTACAAGATTTATTGTTTGAACAAATCGATGATGAGTTCGAAGGTAAGTTAGTAGATACTGTAACAGAGGCAGTACAAACTTGGTTACCTTATATTAATATAGAAGATATAGATGTTAATATGAGCAATGAAAATAAAGATAACAATAGAGTGGGTGTAGAAATAAAATTTAGAGTTGGTGAAACTCTTGATTTAAATAGTGTTACATTTACAGTAGGAAATTAAGATGGCAATTAATAATAAAGTAAATACAAATTTTAAGGATAAAGGTAAATCTATTAATTACTTGAATAAAGATTTTAAATCATTTAGAGAAAATCTTATCGAGTTTGCAAAAACCTATTTCCCTAAAACCCACGCAGATTTTAATGAATCTTCACCTGGTATGATGTTTATCGAAATGGCATCATATATCGGTGATGTATTAGGATATTATATAGATGATACGTTAAAAGAATCTTTAATGCCTTACGCAGAAGATAAAAGAAATGTATTGGCCCTGGCTAAATATCTTGGATATAAAACAAAAGTTACTTCACCCGCAGTAACTGAAGTAAGTGTATACCAACTTGTACCATCAAAGTATAAGACAGGAACACCATCTGATTTTGAACCAGATACTAAATTTTATTTAAGAATAAAAGAAGGAATGCAATTAACATCTAATAGTGGTGTTACATTTGTAACTACAGAATTATTAGATTTTAATGAAGTTGATGGAAGAGAGATTACAGTATATTCAAGAAACACATCAACTAACGAACCAGAGTTTTACTTGGTTAAGAAAAAAATAAAAGCAATTTCAGCAATATTAAAAGAAAAACAAATTGCGTTTGGTTCAAATAGTGATTTTTCAAAAATAGATTTGGATGATACAAATGTAATATCAATTTATGATGTTAGAGATTCTAACTCAAGTAAATATTATGAAGTACCTTATCTTGGTCAAGAGATGGTATATGTGGATTATCCAAACACTGCAGCGAATGAACCAGAGTTTTATCAGTTTAGAGAAGATGTACCATCTATTTTAAGAACATTAAAAACTCCAAGAAGATTTACAACTATAGTAAACGAGGATTTTACAACAACAATACAATTCGGTTCTGGTGATGGTAACACATCAGATGAATTATTAATACCAAACTTTGATACAGTTGGTTTAGGATTGGTGGGTAGTGATGATAGATTATCTGAATACTATGACCCTGCAAACTTCTTGAAAACTAAATCATATGGACAATCTCCAACTAATACAACAATAACTGTAAAATATTATGTTGGTGGTGGTGTAGAATCAAATGTTGGTAAAGGAGATATAAAACAAATCACCGCAGTTGAGTTTGAAGATGATACTGCATCATTTACTGAAGAAGAATTATTATTAAGAAATACTGTAATCAATTCTATAGCAGCAGAAAATGAAATTCCTGCAACCGGTGGTAGAGGTGCAGAAACAATCAATGAGATAAAAGAAAACGCATTGGCGTATTTCGGAGCACAAAACAGAGCAGTAACCGCACAAGATTATACAGTTCGTTCATTGGCGATGCCGGCTAAGTTTGGTTCTGTTGCAAAAGCATTTGTGATACAAGATAGTAAATTAGACCAAAACTCACCGAGTGGGTTACTTGCATCACCAGAAACACAAGAAGAGTTTTTAAGATTAATTGATAAGAACGCAGGATTACCAAGAGAAGAACAAAAAAGAAATATAGATTTATTCTTGGCAGGAAAAGAAAATATTGCAAACGATGGTAGTAACCCATTTAGTATTAACATTTATACATTGGGATATAATTCAAATAAAAACTTAACTACAATCAACGGAGCAATCAAAGAAAATTTAAAAACATATTTGAACCAATATAAGATGATATCCGATGGTTTAAATATTGTTGATGGGTATATTATCAACTTTTCAATTGAGTTCGATATATCGATTCTAAAAGGTTATAACAGAAGAGAAGTTTTAACAAACTGTAATTTAGCATTACAAGATTACTTCAATATTGATAATTGGACATTTAACGATACGATTAATATAAATGAAGTAGAACTTTTATTGGCAAACCAAGAAGGAGTAATATCAGTAGCTAAATTAGATTTCATAAACAAATGTGGTGGTAACTATTCTGCAAGGTCATACAACTTTGCAGATGCAACGAGAAATAAAATTATTTATCCATCGATTGACCCATCTATATTTGAGTTAAAGTTTCCAAATCAAGATATAAAAGGGAGAGTGATATAATGTATTATTTTGTTACATCATCAAAAGACGCGAGCATATACTCACAACAACCAAAACAAAACACTGGTTTAGATGAGGTATTAGAAGTATCTAAAGTTTACTACGGTTCACTTAAAGATATTTCTCGTTCTCTTATTAAGTTTGATATTTCTAATTTATCATCTTCAATAGCAAGTGGTGAAGTAACAATGAGTGCTGCAGACCTTATCTTAAAAGAATGTGAATCTGTAGAGATACCTCTTGAATATACATTAGAAGCATATCCTGTCTCACAATCATGGGAAATGGGAATCGGTACAAGGTTCGATGAAATATCTACGGATGGAGTTACTTGGAACTATAAATCAAGTGGTTCTAATTGGTTAAACGGAGATATGAATCCACAAACGACTGGTTCATATAATGGTAGAGGAGGAACTTGGTATACTGGTTCAGAAGCAACTCAATCATTCTCATACGAAAGTTCAGATATTCAGATGAATGTATTATCTGCTATGAACTCTTGGGTAGATGGTACTTTCCCAAATGAAGGTTTCATTATAAAACATGAATCATCTAAAGAAAACGATACTGTTGATTATGGACAGTTAAAGTTCTTTGGAAAAGAAACTCATACAATTCATCAACCTAAAATAAGAATTGGTTGGGATGATTCTGTATTTGAAACTGGTTCATTATCCTCAATAACATTAACAGAGGATATAAAAATAAATTGTAAACGTTTAAAAAAATCATACAAGGTTAATACAACACCTAAGATAGAAGTTCATGGTAGAGAACTCTACCCATCAAGAACTTTCAGTAATACATTTGCATACAATGATGTAGCCTATTTACCAACATCATCATATTATCAGATTACAGATTTAAACAGTAACGATATTATAATTCCATTTGGTGATTATTCTAAAATCTCATGTAATGCAAGTGGGAATTATTTTAAAGTGAATCTTACAAACTTCGAAATCAACAGAGAATATAAAGTTGAATTCAAGATTGAAAGAAGTGGTTCTGTAGAATATTTTGATGATGATATAACTTTTCAAGTGGTTAAATAATGGCATTAGGAGATAAAGAAAGAGCAAAAGAATTATTAGAGAAAAGTAGTTCAGAAACTGTCAAGTACTATGAACAAAACACTCGACAAATCCACCTCAAGGTTGATGGTAAGGATGGGGAATCTGTTGCCTTTTTAGAAGTACCAAAATATGTTGATAAAGAAATTGAAAAAGCAATCGATGTTGAGGTAGATGAACTTATAAGTAATAGAAAAGATTTACCAGATGTTGTTTTAAAAAGTTTATACGATGAATCCTTAGATATAATTGCATCTCAATCGTTAGATATAGAAAAATTAGAAAGTGATGTTGCCAATTTAACCGCACAACTTGCATCTATGACTGCTCAAAGAGATAATGAAAAAGAGTTAAGAATAGCAGCAGAACTTGCATTGGCAGAATTAGAAAACTTATATGTTGCTTTATCAGACCAATTCCAAGATACAACTCTTGAATTACAAAGAGCTATAGAACGTTCAACTCAAGAGGCAGTTGAAAGAGTATCACTTGAAGCACGATTCGAAGCAATTAAAGCAAGATTAGCAGCATCGTTATTAGCTATCGAAGTTGCAGAACAACAAACAGAATTGGCACAACAAACGAATTATTTAAATTCTACATTACTTGAAGAATCTGGTCAATTTGTTTGGAAGATACCTGTAAACAATGTTACCAAACCAGATTTCTCTGGTTTCTATATTGATTATGGTGGAGATAAGTCAAAAAGTTCAACACCAAAGAATGGTGAAGAAGTAGTATTCTATAACTTTACAGATAGTGAAATGACGGTAACAGTATCAAGGTCACATCCAGACGGACCAAATTCTGGTCAATCACAATCAATGAAGTTCCCAACTACATTTAAAATATCTGCAGGAAGTGGGGAAATTAATCCAGATAATGGTAGAACCGCAGTTCCAGGTGTAACAACAATTCACGCAGCGTTTAAGAGACCAGGTACTTGGACAGAAACTGCTGGAAGTGGTTGGAGAAAGAGACCAGAAACTGGTTTCACATTCACCGCAAATAATGGAGATAGACTAACAAGTTTCAAATACAGATATAAAAGGGCATACAGACTAAATAACGATGCAGATGATAGATATCTAAGTGGTTATGAAATAAAGAGAGATGTTGATGTATCACAATAATTATGGCAGCAGAAGATTTTAAAAATATAGATACAAGGACTGGATTCAGAGTACTCGATAAAGATAGAGCTATTATTGAACGCGGTAAAATGGAATCTTACTTCGGTAGAGGTAAAGAAGATATTATCGAGTTTTCTATATTTGATGCAAGTGATAATCAACTACCTCAAGGAGATAGTGGTCAATTAACCCGTCATATACCTTTATCTGCACAGAATATTACTGAATACTTTCTTATAAAAGATAATGGTAAAGATGGTGGTGTAGAATATTTTATCGATGTAGAAAAAGTAATCAGAGAGGCAGGATACGAACAAGGATTATTTAAAGTACAATACCAACTTTTGAACAATAGAGTTGGTAGACACAATACTGAAAAACTATGGATACATGAAATCTCACCTTCACGAACTGAGATGAG